TACGACTTGGGCGTGGCAGACTGGTTCCTTGATTTAGGCATCACCGCGCCGAGCACGGTGGCAGGGGCGGGCTTCGCTGGTGTGCGCTGGCGCTATGGTGACGCAAATAATTATCACTTCGCCGGATTTGAGGATGATAACTTTGTCGCCTTCAGTTTCGAGGCCGGGGTTCGCACCGAGTACGATACGACGATAGATATTGAGGCCATCATCGCTGATGACGCGACGCTCACACTGCGTATCGTCTGCACGGGCAGTCGCCTGACGTTTTTCACAAACAATGTCAAGCGCGGCGGCACTGGCGGCAACCCGTCCGCGACAGACAGTTTTAATGTCGCCGAGACGGTCATCGCGCCGCACCTATCCGCAAATTGGTTGAGCGGTGGCGGCAGCATGGCGGATTTGGTTGTCTGGAAACGTAGTGGATACAGCGAACTGCCCGCGCCGACAACCGATTGAAGTGCAGGCTCGAACGGTGAAGAGCCACAGCAACAAGTCCCCGCGCTGGTTATCCCCAGTGCGGGTGAAACGATTGATGGTCTGACGCTGACCGCGCCAGAGGCGTGGGTGCGTGAAACAGATGAAATCAGCAGTCATCCGGCAATCATCTACCCTGTTCCCTATGCTGGCATTGAAGTCATTGATAAAGCAAACGTCACCGTGCAGAACTGTGACGTGCGCGATTTACCAACAGGAGTGTTCTGGTATCAGGCGGTCGATGGGAAATGCCAGTACAACACCTTTGGCAAAAGTGGCTGGCGCTGCACGCAGGATAGGTTTCATGTGCAGATCACGCCGACGCTCAGCGGTGGGCATGGACACGCGATTTATGGTCAGAATGTTTCTGGGGTGACGACCCTGCGTGGCAACATCTTCGCCAATAGCTGCGGGGTATTCCAACTATTTAGCACAAATGGCAGCGTCAATGGCTTCCATGTGCTGGACAATATCATCCTCGACGAAATCTATGTCGGGGCGCAGAACAGCGGTGTCAATGGTCTGGTGATGGATGGCAACATAATCAGCAGTTACCATGCCAATCTGGGGTATGACCGCGAAGAGCCACACAATGAAGATGTGGTGTTTACGAACAACTTTGTGCGACTGACCTCTGCCGTGCGGTCGGCGGGCATGTCTTTCAATTTGTGGCGTAACGCGACGGTCGTAGGCAATACGTTCTGGACAGACTGGCGCGTATGGGATTACTACCCCCATCCTGAAAGCGAGATTGCGCCGGAGGATTGGGATTACAACACTTACTATTTAGAAGGGCAGGATAAACCTTTCTATATACAGGGTCTTGGATACCTGTATCCCGACGAGTGGCAAGCTGAAACGGGATTCGATGCCAACAGTACATTCATTGCTGGTAAGCCACCTGCCGAAGTGCGCGTGGCCTTCAATCCAACCAATCACGACCGCGCGTTCATCACGGTCATTAACTCTGACGATACGGAAACTGTCGAGATACCCCTGACCGATCTGCAACTAAATCCGGCTAAGCCGTACCAGCTTTATTACGTAGAAAGCGATGCACCGCATGGCGAACCATTTTCTGGCAGCGCTGAAAGTATCGTGGTCAGTACATCAGGCGCGGAGAATACGCCACCTGCTGGATGGCCTGTTGAGTACGACTGGATTCCGGCGACGCTGGATAGCGCGCAGGTGGGGGTATTCGTGCTGAAGGCGATATGAGCGATACTGAGAAGATTCGTTATGTGAGACCTCCCCTCTTCAGGCTGGGGAGGTGAATAACTGGTTGGAAATGGCTAACTCTTACTGAATATTGCCTAAATCATTGCCTAAGATGGTGGATGATTGTGACAAATGGGCAAATATTAAGTGGAATTGCAAGGATGTTAGCCATAAACGAAACACTGACCCCCTTCGATGTGCATGTTTTGAGAACGATATGCCAGCTACAGCGTGACCTGCACGGGCCGGTCGGCTCGAAGCTGCTGGCGGAACTGCTGAATGTGCCGGATCGGACGATGCGATACTACCTGCGGCGGATGGAACAACAATATCTGGTGTCCAGGCCGAGAGGGCGCAACAGCGGCTACCAGGCGGCACGACCGCGCATCATGCCGCTTATCCGGCATCATGAGGAATTGTGGCAGGTGGCGTGATGGCACAGTTGACTGATAAGCAGCGGGCGTTCATCGACCAGTATTTTTTGTGCAATATGAACGGCACGGAGGCTGTGATTCAAGCAGGATATAAGGCGAAGAATCGGCAGACGGCTGCGTCGATGGCTTCAGAAAACCTTAGAAAGACGCACGTGCGCGCGGAGATCGAGAAGCGGTTGGAAGAGAATACCCTCTCTGCGAACCAGGTGCTTCATCTTCTGACACAGCAGGCGCTGGGCGATATTCGTCATGTGCTGGATGGGAATGGCGTGCCAAACATCAAGGTGGCTCTGGCAAACAGCGCCACAAATCTCATCAAGCGCTGGAAAAAGAAAAAGGTCGTCTCCGATAACTTCTCCAGCGAAGAGTATGAGGTTGAACTGCATGACCCGCAGGCCGCCGCGGTGCAGCTTGGCAGGTATCACAAGCTGTTCACTGATAAGATCGAAATCACGGATTGGGAGACGGATGCGGTGCTGGCGATCCGCAGCGGCGAGATTGAATATCCCGAATTAGCCGAGGAATTTGGCGATGACCTTGCGACACAACTCTTCCGAAGAGCAGGCGTCCCAGTGGCGGCAACGGGGTAAACTGGCACGGGTCAAGCAGAAGACGGCGACGCGGCAGGCGCGGGATAAGTGCCAGTGGGATTATGAGTTTCGCGGGGATATGGGCGCGCCGTTTGAGGCGGCGATTCGGGAACACGCTGAGGTTCTTTTGTGCGGGGCTGCCGGGACGGGCAAGACGCTCCGCATTTTGTATTTTATCAACTGGGTGATGTGGGCATATCCGGGCGCGCGGGCGCTGATTGTGCGTAAAGTTCGGGCTGACCTGGCGCAATCGACGCTGGTGACATACGAGCGCGACATCATGGGGCTGGATAACCCGATTGTGAGCACGGTGCAGCGCGAGCATCGGATGAGCTACAAGTATCCGAATGGCAGCGAGATTGTTGTGGGGGGCATGGATCGGCCTGGTCGGGTGCTGTCGTCTGAGTACGACATCATCTATCCGGCAGAGGCTGTGCAGTTCGAGTTGACGGACTGGGAAACGTTCATCATGCGTCTGCGGGCGGGGCCGTATCCGTACCCGATTTTACTTGGCGATACGAATCCTGATCGGCCTGACCACTGGTTGAAGCGGCGCTGCGATGCGGGCCTGACGAAGCTGCTGGACACATTCCACAAAGACAACCCGGCCTACTGGAGCGAGAAGCTACAGGAATGGACGAAGGCGGGCGTGAATTATGTGCTGGGCAAGCTGGCGCGGTTGAGTGGGGTGCGGAAGGCGCGGTATCTGGAGAATCGATGGGCGCTGGCTGAGGGGGCGATTTATGACGAGTGGCAGGAGAAGCTTCACGTCCTGGATGATGTGAGCGACTGCCCGCCTTTCGTGCGGCGCTGGCGGAGTATCGACTTCGGCTTTCGCAATCCATTTGTGTGCCAGTGGTGGGGGGAGGATTCTGATAAGCGACTTTATCTGTATCGTGAAATTTACGAGACGGAGCTGCTCGTTTCGGATGCGGCGATTGAGATTGTACGGCTGGAGGCGGGGCTATCGCGGGAGGATGTGGATCGTCTGCGGCAGGAATACAAGGATGTGGACGATCCGGATGGGCGATTCTGGCGGGATATGTGGGCGTTGGCGCGGGAGAGGGAGCCGATCAACGGGACGGTTGCCGATCATGACCGTGAAGATAGAGCAACATTAGAGAAGTATGGCATCGACACTGAGGCCGCGCGCAAATCGGTGGCGAATGGCATCCAGGCGGTGCAGGCCAGATTGAAGCCAGACGCGACAGGGCGACCTGCCCTATTCATCGTGCGAAATGCTCGGGTACGGATGGATGCGCGATTGAAAGAGGCTGGCAGGCCGACGTCGACGCTGGAAGAGATGCCGGGGTATGTGTGGAATGATGCCAGCAAAAAAGAAGAGCCTGTGAAGGTTGACGACCACGGGGTCGATGCAAGTAGGTATATGGTGATGTATTTTGACGATCCAGAGCAGGAAAGCGACCGGGCGGCGGTGCGACAGTCGCACGTGTCGGGTGGACGCAGCCCGTTCAGCCGGGGTCGTGGTCGAAAAGGACGGAGAAACTAATGGGACTATTTCAAAGAGCGCGGCGGACGATCAGTGAGTTGATCGGCAGCGCACGGCACATCATCAGCGTGTATGCGAATCAAATCTGGTCGCATCGTCCGAGCTTCGACTGGAACCGGGTGGATTATGCATTTTATGATCGACTGTGGCGCGGTCAGGCGCATGGGCTAGAGAAATCCGGGCTGTTGGTGAAGCCGATAGTCAGCAAGATCATCGCGTGGATGCTCGGTCAACTGCCGGAGATCGTGATTTCGGAAGATGAGAATCTGCAAGCGGGTGTCAACGACTGGTTCGCGGACAATCACGGGGATGTGCTGCGGGGCGCTTTGGAGAGCTTTAAGCTGGGGGATAGCTTCCTGGTGATGAACGGGGATGGCACGATCAGCGTTGTGCCGCCCGATATTGTGTTTCCGATTGTGGATGAAGAGGATTATTCGCAGATCATTGGCTGGCGAGTGATGGCGGTTCATCCTCACCCGGAGAGCGCGAAGACGATGCGGATTCAGGATGATTATTATGCTGATCGGCGGGTGCGGACGAAGATGATTGATGGTCAGATGGTTGATGAGCCGGAGATGTTTCGTAATCCGCTGGGGCGAATACCGGTGGTGCATGTGCCGGGACCAAATCGGGGCGTGAATGACCGCTTTGGGCGGCCTTTCGTGGAGCCGATGCTGCCAGCGCTGCACGATTATGGTCAGCTACTTGATGCCGGGATGGATGGGAACTATCGCCAGGGGCGGCCTGTGTTCGCCATGAACTTTGGCAGCACGAAGGAACTGAATGATTTTTGGAGCAGATATGGCAAGACAGAATCCAGGCAAAAGCAGGATGGGACGTATGAAGATGATACGTACCTGGATATTGACCTGGAAGGCATCGTGACGTTTGCGAACGCGCAGGGGGACTTCAAATCACCAGCGCCATCTTCCGGGGACACGATGAATTATCTCCAGATACTTTACTACCTGATCTTCGAGAACGCGGAAATTCCCGAATTTTTGATGGGGAGCGCGATTCAGGGGAGCAAGGCGAGTGCTGAAACGCAGATGCCGCCATTTGTGAAGTTCATTGAGATGATGCAGAAGCTGGCGGAGACGTGGGTGCTTGATCTGATCGATCTGGTAATCGCTTATCAGCGGGCGGCGGTCATGCGGCGGACGGCGATGGCTATCTCTGTGAGGGTGGCGTGGGCGAAGCTGACGGATGACGATCATCGGCTGGCGCTGGATACGCTGAAGTGGTCGTATGCGAGCGGGCTGATTGATGATGAGAACGCGGTGCGGTTGATGCCTGTGGAGATCGAGGACCCGGAGGCGATGCTGAATAAGCTGCGGGCTGATGCTGCCCAGGCTAAAAAAGATAATGGGGATGCGTTCGACGCGGCGATGCGGCGCGATGCGGTTGCTGATGAGGCGGACGCGCAGATGTGGGATGAGTTACTAGATATTGGCAAAAGGCAACCTTATACTGAGAATGGTCACAGCAACGGGCACGTTGAGCGCTCGCTGGTGATGTCGTAAATAATCAGGAGGAGCTATGCCAGAGCCGAGGACGGATTACGAGTACAAGAAGGGAGACTATGATAGTCTCAAGAACGCAATCATAGCTTTTTTGCAAGACAATAAAGCTGCCGTTGTCCCACATCATCTGCCCGAAATTCAAAAGTTGATATTCGCTACCTACTTCTGTAAAAAAAATCCAGATGAGGGCGATGTTGGTTTTGTCTCTGTCACGCAGATAATGGAGGCCGTTTTATTGTGGCTCCAAAGCGATGGCGGTATTCATGCTGTGTTCAGCGCATCGTCAGAAGATGCTTATGACCGGACACTGGCGATGGTCACATCAGGAGGAATTTAGTTATGCCAGAGCCGAGGACGGATTACGACCCTAACAATTACAATCCCAATTCGCTTGCTAATATCATGCAGTTCATCTTCGCTGACCTGATGATTCGGTATGATCGTGAGGGCAGCGACGGTTACATGGAGACGCACAAGGAAGTCGTCAGCGTGCGAAAGCGCGTCGAGAAGGCGTATCAATCGCAGGTGCTGAAGCGGATGGCGAAGAAGGCAGATACCGTCACGGTGCATAATGTCGCTGAGGGGGTGCTGCTGTGGCTGCGCGAGGGGGCGACGGTGGAAGATGTGCTGGCAGCGTCGTATGGAGATCTGCTGGAGCGCGCGAGGAGGATACAGATAAGATGAGTTATCCGAGGGGTCGATTGTGAGACCCCCTATCGGCGCGACGGTGGTGATTCCTCCAGGAGAAGCGTTGTATGCTGGCGATGTCGGCCTGATCGAGCGCGATGAGCCGAGCTACTGTGTCATCATCCGCTTCGTGGGTGGCTGCAAGTGTTATATCGCCAAGTTCTGCAAAGGCGACCCTCTCTTTGGGCGGCATGTGTTTTTGACAGAGGACTTCTTCGATGGCTACGCTGGCAATTAATCACGCGCGGGCGATGCCTGCTGCCCAGGTGCGGTTTCGGGGTCGGATGACGACGCTGATGGAGAGCGCTGCGCAACGCATTGGCGCGATTGTGGTGCGCGAATCGGTAGAGGATGTCGTACCGGTGGAGAATGCCCGGCGGGTGGCTGCTGAAGCGACGGATGTGATTCAGCAACTATTCCTGGGCGATGGTGGACGCGAGCCAGTACGGGGTGATGGTTATCCGAGATCTGCTTATGCCAGGGTGCTGCTGGAGGAAGTGGGACGTGCCACATACGACATCGTGAGCGCGCATGAACAATACTTAAGGCGCGTTCTTCCGGCAGAGGTGCGGTTGTGGATGCAGCGGGCGGTTCCGGTGCAGGCGATGCGACCGCGGGATGGTATGCTGCGGGAAATTTCGGCTGAGGAACTGCGGCGGCGGTTCCCCGATCTGACGGCAGATCAGGCACGGCGAGCGGCTGAATCGCGGCTGTTCGACCCAAACAAGCTGGCAGAGTACGAGAAGGCGCACACGTGGGTAGATCCACGTGGGTATCGGCTGAGTGACCGCATCTGGCGGGTGGATCAGCGGACGCGGGACAAGCTGGACGCGCTGCTGATTGACGCGATCGCGGAGGGACGCGGGGCAACCTATATCGCAAGGCTGGTCGAGCAATATTTGATTCCAGGCCGGGCGAAGGTGCGGACGAATAAGCCGTATGGCACGGATGGGTCGTTTGATGCGATGCGTCTGGGGAGGACGGAGATCGCACACGCGGCAAATGAGGCGGCGTATATCGCGGCTTATCAGAATCCGTATGTGGGGGCGATTGAGATCATGCGTAGCGCGAATGGGGACGCGACCTGCCCGATCTGCCCGCAGCACGCGACGATAGGTATGAGTGGCGAGCGGCTGCGGCCTGCATACCCCATCGACTCGGCGAACATTCCCCCCTTTCATCCGCATTGCATGTGCCGGGTGCAGACAGTGGCGCGGGAGAGTATCGGCGCTGTGGAGGACGATCTGCGGGCGCTGGTGCAGATGAGCCGCGAGACTAACCTAGTTCCGGTGATGAATCCGACCGACATAAATGGATTTATGCGGCAGCTACTTGGTGAGATACTATGGAATATCACGCGGCAGGTGCTGCCTGCACAGCCGCTATTGTTGTGAGGTGAGGTATGAATGAGGGCAATCTGATTATCATACAAAGGGGCATCAGGCGTTTTGAGGTGCGTCCGTTGGGCGGCGGGAATGTGACGACCCATCGGAATGCGACGATGCAGGAAGTTGTCGGGCATTACAAAGCACAGGGGTATCGGCATGTGGTGAGAGATGGTGTTGACACCCTGCTATATGACCCGAAGGGTGAGTGGGTCGAGATTAACGAGGTGGTTGACCCGCAGAATGTCCCTTATCAGAGAGGCGAGGACGATGGCACGGAAGAAGAGTGAGTTTGTTTACAACCGGGTGCTGAAGCAGGCTGACATGGATACGTTCGGCGTGGGGACGCGCAAGGGATGGGAAATCCATATGGCGCTCAAGACGCTGCGCGACAGTGAGGCGACTGGCCCGGAAGCGCTGCTGCTTGGCGTGGGGGCGGCGAAGGAAGCGACGATTTTTCATTTGGCTAATGGGATGGACTGCCGGTTCGTGATTCCAACAGACCTCTATCTCGATATGGGTGTGTGGAAAGATTGGGCTGGCCCGGACTTTTTGAAGCATCCGGGATTGTTCAAAGGCGAGATCGCGTGCGACATCCACCGCATCATCCCCAGACACGCGGATATGACGCAGCTCCCCTTCCCCAACGAGAGCGTGGACGGCATATTCTCCAGCGGGAGTATTGAGCACGTCGGGCAGGAAGGGGTTGCGGATTGGGATGCGATTGCGGCGGCCGCCAGCGAGATCGGGCGGGTGCTGAAGCCGGGTGGCGTTGCCTCGCTATCGACCGAGTGGAAGTTGAGTGGTGAGGGATGGGGATGGAGCCATGTGCGGCTGTTCGATGCTGGCAAGATTATGGCGCATATTTATGATGCGTCCGGCCTGGAATTTGTTGATGAGCCTGATTGGTCGTTTGATGGCGACCTGGCGGATGCGGTCGAATTGAGCGATGTGGTGAGCGGCGCTGTGACAGAAGTACAGGCGCTGCGGCACAATGGCTTTGTGTTCACGAGCGTTCACCTGGCGCTGAGGAAGCCCGCATGAGTAAGCCGAAGGTGATTTTTTTGCATGGGCTGAAGACGGGGGGTACGTCGCTGCGGTATATGCTGCTGGATGAATATGGGGCTGACCGGGTATCGCCTGTGCCGATGGGCGAATCTCAGAAAGAGGTGGATTATCCTGTGCTGCGGGGGGTGAATCCACTGGTGTATCAAGATACGGTCACGCCGGAGAAGGTGGCTGAATACGATGTGGTGATGTCACATTATGACTGGCAGATCGTGGATCGGCTGCCGGGGTGGCAGGTGATTACGCTGCTGCGGCATCCTGTGGAGCAGATTCGGAGCCTGTACACCTTCATGCTGGGGGCGAAGGATTTTGAGTTGTTCGGGTTCAGCGCGCCGCCGTTTATGGCGTGGGTGCGGGGCGAGGGCAGCAAATTCCTCAATTCGCAGACGCGGATGTTGAGTGGGCATGGGTGCTACAGCCTGGATGCGGCGATGCGGAATTTGCAGGATGAGCGCCTGAGCTTTGGGATATTGGAGCTATTCGGTGAATCGGTGCAGCGCTGGAATGAGCGCTTTGGCTGGTCGATGCGGGTGCAGCATCGGAATGAGAGTGCGGCGATTGTCGAGCTAAGTGAAAGTGATCAAGTAGAAGTCGAGCTTCTTCAGGCTGATGATATGCAGTTGTATACCGATGCGCTTTGGAAATTCTGTGAGGACGGGCCTATTGGATAAGTGATTTTCTGCGGTACGTGAGAGCGTGGAAATAGCATAAAGTACCAGGTTGGATATCTCGAAGCCTGACAAGATTGAATCAACGATAGCCCCTGCTACGGCGGGGGTTTTTTGTTTGCCTAAGTCGATTTAGGGGGAATCTATGCTTGGGGTGGCTACTCCTTCTTTGTTGGCTTGGTGGTGGGTTCGAGATGCTGGTACGTGAAACACTTTTGGAGGTCAGCGTTCTTCGCGGAAGTTACCCGACAATTCCCCTCCCTGATGGGATGGCGGATGCGTTTGGTGAAGAAGCGATGTTTGTGACGCTGCCAATTGGTCGGGTGGGTGCTCGTTCGCGGAACGGGCGGACTTATACGCGCGAGGCGGTGCAGGCGATTGTTAACGCGGTTAACGCGAATCGTCCTGAAGGCCGTTGGGGGCATCTTCGTGACGAAGATCGTCCTTATGCGTATGGCTCCCCTGCCATCCGATGGCTAGCGGCGATGATCGACGAAAGCGGCACGGCCTGGGCGAAGGGTTATCCAGTCACGGAGGAGGCGCGCGAGCACTTCCGGGTGGCAAAGATCGCGGGAAGCCGCGTGGGAACCAGTGTGTATGGCTTCGGTCGTATGGACGGGGATAACGTGGTGGACTTCGAGCTGGAGACTATCGACCTGGCTGCACCAGATCGTGTGGGTATCCCGGAGACTGCTGCCGAGCCAATGATTACCAGTGAGATGAAAGAGGACAATATGGAAATTACGATCAAGGATGTGCCGGAAACGGTGCGTCAGCAAATTATCGAGCAGTACGGTCAGAAGCAAAGTGCCGCGCGCGTGAGCGAGATGGAAACGAAAGTGACCACCCTCACGGAGCAGGTGACGACGCTCACCGAGCAGGTGACGACGCTGACGACGGAACGGGATGCGGCGCGCGGCGAAGCATCGACGCTGTTGGTGACGTATGCGAAGGCCAAGATCGCGGAGCAGGTTCAGCTTGAGCCGGTTCGCAAGTTCGTCGAGCGCATGGTGGGCATCAAGGAAACGGACGATAGCGCGAGCATCGAGGGCGTATCGACGGTAGCCGATCTGGACAAGGTCATCGAAGGCGTGCTGGCAGATGAGAGCATCCAGGCGTTCAACAAGGAAGCCGTCGCGGAGATGATGGGGCCGAACTGGCAGCCATCTGCCGAAAAGCAGAAAGACGCGCAGCCCACGATGGGCACGCCGATTCCGTATTAATCCCTACTGGAGCAGCCGGGTAGCCAGGGGACTCAACTAAGAACAATTCAATCGCAGGAGATTGAGACATGGCAAGAGAATTTTGGCCAAAAAATGACGGGAAATCGGTGAACCAGACGCTGAGTTACTCGATCAGCGGCGTGAAACCGGTTCTGGTGAATAATATCCCCGGCTTTCCTTACGAATCCGGCGACAGCGGCGATGAGCGGGCGATCAGCGCGGATGGCGCGGTGTACCGGGTCGATGTTGGCGCTTCGCTGAGTGTGAGCATCGGCGACACGGTCTATGTGACGGTGGCGAGTGTGACGGCGCATGAAATTCCCGCGGCGGCGTATTCGACCAGCAGTGGCGCGGGCAAAGTGCCATTTTTGCGCGTGCTCTCCGAGAAGGGTGCCGACAACTTTATCGACGCGAAGCTGATTAACTTCTAGTTTCAGCTAATAGTCCCGTACCTATTCGGTGGACTTTCAGGAGAGATCAACATGGTTCAATTTATAAGCAAAGCGACGCTGTTTGAGGAAGCGTTAGACCGCCGCAAGCGGCTGATCGAGGAAAGCGCTCACTCGCACAAGGGTGAGCTGCTGCGGGAATTGTCTCATAAGACAATTCCGGTTCTTAAATTCCCGGCGGGATTCGACTTGAGCAAGATCACGCGGGAAGCAACTAACGACGAAAAGCGTCAAGGCATGCTGGCTGAGTTCATCGGAAACGTGAACTTCGGTGCGGAGTGGTATACACGGCAGCGGTATGAGGTATATGCCGGGCGCGATATGGAAGCGGAGCTTTGGCGGGCCATCTACGTCGAGATTCAGGACAGTAATTTACCGAAGGTGATCCCGGTTCACCGTATTGGGCCGGGCGGCGTGGTCTTCAAAGACATCAGGCCGGGCGGCGAAGTCGTTTTCGCAAGCGTCGAAAGCTCGGACTTCACGGTGACGCTGGTTGACAGTGCTGTCGGGCTGCAATATGGCAAAGAACTGGTGAAGTACAATCACCTGTGGACAGTGAGCATCGTCGAGCGCCAGGTGGGTATCGCCTACAATGCGAAACAAAATCACATCCACTTCGCGCCAATCCTGAACGGTTCGTATTCCACATCTGGCACGAAGCCGACTGAGACCGCCGCCTCTTCGGATGGCGCGAATCTGCTTGAGAAGTACATGAGCACTTACGAGCAGGCGGTGCAGGACGCGAAGAAGCGCAATATTCGCCCGCCATATGTCACTCTGACTGGCAGCCTCAATTCGCTGAAAGCGAGAAAAGCGCTGCTCATCACCATCCAGGATGGCAACCCGGAGAAATCGCCCGTCACTAATGAAATCTCCACGATAATTGAATATGACGGGTGGGAAGGCACGATGCTGGGTGAGACTGAAGAGTATCCGGGCGTTGCGGATAATGTCGGTTATCTGATAGGTCTGGGCGCGAAGATGGACGACTTCCAGAGCTACCAGAATACGGGTCTGATGTCTACCGAAGGCAACCCGGATGTGTCGCGCAGGATTATGGCGCAGACGATCTGGGATTTTGATCGTGGTGTGTATTGCGATACGACCGCGGTGCAGAAGATCAACTGGCCGACGAGCTAGTTTCGATTCAGTATAAAATTGCAAGCCTCATCGCGGATGGGGCTTTTTTGTCAGGAAGGAGGACGCTTTGCTGAGTATCTATTCGCCGAATTGGGGACAGTACGATAGCTATGGCATTCTGGCGCAGCGGCTGGCGGCCCGGGCTGGGGTGTGCAATCGGCTGAGTCCGACAGATGAAGATGGCACGGTGATGATCCCGTCGCCAGGGGGCATCTTCCTGGGGTATCCGACGCTGATGAAGGCGTATTCGGTGGTGGCGCATCTGGGGCGCAAGGTAGCGGTGACGATGTTTGAGAGTACGGTGCTGCCATCCGGATGGTGCGAGACGCTCAATATGTTCGACGCGGTGATCGTCCCGGCGCGGTTTTTGGTGCAGGTGCTGATCGACAATGGCGTAGATGTGCCGATCCACGTCGTTCCGCTGGGGGTGGATGAGGCGTACAAGCAGGTTGAGAGGCCGCCGAGGGGTGATCGTCCGTATACGTTTTTGGCGCTGGCTGACCGGGGCATCCGCAAAGGATGGGATACGGCATGGCACGCTTTCAGGAGCGCGTTCGGTGACAGCGAAGAATACAAGCTGATTCTGAAGTGTCGTGAGGGTGGCATGGCGGGAGTGAACAGCGCAGACGCGAATGTCGAGATTTTGCGGGCGGATATGACGGTCGCAGAGATGGCGCAGCTCTATGCCGAGTGCGACTGCTTCGTCTTCCCGACGCGGGGCGAGGGATTTGGGCTGCCGCCGAGGGAGTTCGCGGCGACGGGTGGCGCTGTGCTGGCGACGCATTGGGGTGGCACGGCGGATGACATCGAATGCTGGGGCTACCGCATCCCCTACCGCATGGTGGATGCATGGCCTTTTAACGATGAGTTCCGCGGGAAGTGTGGTCAGTGGGCGGAGCCGGATGTGGAAAAGTTGACCGGGCTGATGCGGATTGTCAGCAAATATGACCATCTATTTGCGAAGGCATCGCGCGACCGCAAGGATACGGTAGCCTGGATGTACGATTGGAAGAAGTGGGCTGACCGGGTATTGGAGATTTATTATGGCGCTTAATTATGACGATTTTCGGGCTGACATCGGCGATGAAAACGAGGCGTTCAGCTCGGCAGAGATCGACCACCTGGAAGTGCGGGCTATCGCCAAGTACGGCGCGGATGTGGCGTATGAGGGTGCGCGGCTGATGGCGGTGAATCAGGTGGTGGCGAACGCGGCGAAGTTCAGCGACTACACAGCGAACGACAGCCAGGAGAAGAAGTCACAGAAGTTCGCCAATCTGCTGAAGCTGCGGGGTATCTATAAGGACGAACTGGCGGAGGCACAGGAAGATGCTGCCGGGGCGAGTGTGCGTATGGGGCGGACGACAAAGAAGCCGACACGCTGGAAAGAATACCCGGATGCCTAACTTCGCTAATTATTTTACGAGCAGCGACGCGATTGATGCGGCGAGCCGGGCGGTGGATGCCTGGAATCGGATTACCGATAAGCCGACGACGCTGACACTGCAAGGTGCGGTATCGGCGATTGTGGTGCGGATTGAGCATGATGGTCGGACGAGCGACCAGGACAGCAACGCGGGGCATGCCGCATCGCTGCGCTGCACGGTGTTTGGGGTGAAAGACCATCCGGATGCGGCGGTGATTGATACCGTGATCGCGGAGGGGGATCGTTTTCGTGTGGGGAGTAATTTGTACGAGGTCGAGCGCATCATCACCCCACCAGGTGAAGTTCAGGCATTTTGTGTGAGCGTATAAGCGAGGGGGCAATGGCGAAATTTCGCGGTCAGGAGCAGGTAAAGGCGAATATGCAACGCTACGTCGAGGATGTGCGGGGCGCGGTGGTATCGCTGGCGCAGCGCTGGTCGATTGAGATTGAGAATCATGCTAAAGAAAACGCACCCTGGACGGATCAGACAGCGAATGCGCGGCAGTCGCTGTTTACGCTGGTTCATGTTGAGAATGGCAAGGTGATTATTTATTTGAGTCATGGCGTGGATTATGGGGTGTATCTCGAACTGAAATATCAGGGACGGTACGCGATTATCATGCGGACGCTGGAGTTCTTTTATCCGCAAATTCAGGCGAGTGTGAAGCGGGTCTTAAGCTGATGGCGAGTTTGAAGGACGCGACGCTGGCTGTTTTGAACGGCGATACGAATCTGACGGACGTATTCACCGGTGGATTTGTGACTGTGGGAGATTTGCCTAAGCGCCAAATGACGTGGGATACAGTGCTGAAAGAAGCAGACGGTGTCACGATAAAGCCGACAGGCGGACTCCGTTGGCGCGGGCCTTATCCGATGCGTGGCCCAGACAATGCGGCAATGTGGTACGTCGATATTTTTCTGTACGACGACCCGACGCGCGATAGAGATAATATCGATTACGCGAAACGTCGCATCTGGGATTTGCTGCATGATCGCTATATGGGTGACACGGATAATGAGGGGTTAGCCTGGTTCATCTGGCTGGGTGATTTGGGTGAACTGCCGGATGGCGCTGACCAGGACGATGTGCTGACGGCGAATATGGACCGGACGCGATTTCAGATAACGATTACGAGGAAATAATTATGTCAATGCCAACATTTGAGACTGGCGTTCCGCAGAGCTTGTACACGCTCACGGATATTCGTGTGGCGCGCTGGGATGGCAGCAATTATGGCACGGTCGTATCGCTGGCTGAGGGTATGGCGCTGCAATTTGAGCCGCAGGCCGACACGGATAATAAGAAGAGTTACGGCCTGATGCGGCGGCTGCTGACGGTCTTCACGCACGTCAACTTTACACTTGGCGTTGGACTGCTCCAGGCAGATGCAATCTGGGTAGTAACTGGTGTGGTAGTGTCGACCAGCGGCAGCGGGGCTTCGCTCACGCAGCGATTGGGCTTTGATGCAGGTGGTGGTGGGCTGCCCTACTTTGGCGTGGTTGGCAATTTTGCCAGCGATGATGGCGGCGATGTCGTCATGGGTATCCCGCTGAATAAGCTGGACAAGATTCCGAGCCTGAGCAGCGATCAGAATCAATTCATCCTGCCAGAATCGGCGGGGCGGGGCATCGCCAACAGTGCGAGCAGCACACCGCGGCGCGCCCTGTTCATCGACCAGAACAAAGTGGCGCAGACGATCAGCAACTTCGATGCGTTCTTCGGCATTTCGTAAGCTGCCACAACCAAGTTGATTATCCCCTGCCCTGGTGGGGGTTTTTGTATGTCTGACAAAAGAAGGAGCCAAGTATGAGCAAGGACAATGGTAAGGTGATGTCGGTCACGCCGGCCAGTGAATGGGGTGTGGCGAGCGAGATCAAAGCGCTGCCATCGGGTAAGGTCGCCAGGCTGAAGCGGCTGAATGTACTGGCGATGCTCCAGAATGACAAAGACGATGTGCCGAGCTTCCTGAAAATGCGGGTGGCACGGTCTCTGAGCGGCGGGAACGCCAAGCAGAAAGCCGTCGAGGGCATCGACGACCCAGGCGACGCAGCGGAAACGATCATATGGCTGGCGAAAAAGGTTTTCGTCTACCCGAAGATCGTTGATGAGCCACAGGCTGAGGATGAGATCAGCATCGACGTGGTCGAGTTGGAAGACATGCTGTTCGCCGCTGGCTACGGCCTGGGGGACGCGGGGGTCGTCCAGCAGCTTGAGACCTTTCGTCGTGAAGCGTCCGGCGATGTGGAGCCTGTATCGGCACGCGCAGACGTGGAGCCAGAAGCCGAGCCAGATTCTTGAGATAAATCCCGCCTATGCCTATCTGTGCTGGTGTTTCGATGACGCGGTTCTCTTTTTTGGCAATTGGGTGGAAGACCACCGGGAGGTACGGTACACAGCGGGACACAACAGGGGGAAGCGGAAATATACGCTGGCGCAGATACTCGACCCCAACTTCGTGACGTATGGCAAGCGGGAGAGTAAGTCGCTGGCGGGGCTGCTGGCGATGAGTGGGAGCTTCGCGGGATTCGTCGAGAGCTAGCGGGGTTGCCTCAATGATAAACGCTGTCGCTGACAATTTGAGCGATGGCGTTTTTGATTTCAGATAAGGCATCTTCTTCGTGACGAATCCACAAGGCGGCGTGAATCTAGGTTCGGCATATGGCGACATTGTCATCAATGACAATATCGACCAGGCGCTTGGTCGCGCGATGGGCGCTTTTGATAACGCACTTTCTGCGATAGGCGGTCGGATGGAGCGCCTGGGCAGCCAGATGAGCGCTGTCGGGCAGCGGCTGACGGTGGTGACTGCTCCGCTGGCGCTGTTTGGGGTGCAGGGGGTGCGGGTCGCAGCGCAGTATGAAGACGCGCTGAAAGAGATTCAGGTTCGAGCGGGGCTGACGGCTGAGGAGCTGGCAGAGGTCGCCGCGAAAACCGAGCAAATCGGCATCGAAAGCCAGTTCGGTCCCGCGCAGGCGGCGGATGCATTCTTGCAACTGCTTTCTTCCGGCAGCAGCGTTGCCGAGGCGATGCAGCAAATCGACGCGGTGATACAGGGGGCGAGCGCGAGCGGGCAAGAACTCGGCTATACCGCGGATGCGCTGACGGATGTGATGGCGGCCTTCGGACTGGAGGCGAGCCAGAGCGCGGATGTGATGCAAACGCTGGTGGATGCAACTTCTTCCTCATCCGCAACATTCACTGACCTGGTAGCGGGCTTCGCCAATGTGGGGCCGGCGGCGTTGAACGCGGGGCTATCTGTAGAAGAGACGGCGGCGGCGCTGGCGGTATTCGCTGAGAACGGCATCAAAGGTGCTGAGGGCGGCACGCAACTGAAGACTGTGCTGACGCAGCTTCAGAGCGACCGCGCTCGAAAAGAACTTGATCGGCTGGGTGTGTCGCTTGAGGATATGGACGGCAACATCCGGCCGCTGAACGATGTCATCAAAGACCTGAATGTGTCGATGGCGGATATGACCCAGGCCGAGCGAAATCAGGCGATTATGGAGCTGGTCGGGTCGTATGGTCAGCTTGGGTTGAGCGCGCTGCTGGCAAGCGATGGCATCGGCGATATGACCGATACGATGAGTGAGCAAGCCGCACTGGAGACCATCGCGGCGGCACGAATGGATACGTTTAGCGGGTCGATAAAATTTTTGCAGGGGTCGGTTGAACTGCTGCAAATTCGGGCGCTGAAACCGTTGATGGACGATGCACTGCGACCGATGATCCTGATGATCGCTGATGTCGTCAACAAAATATCTGACTGGATTGTGGCGAATCCGCAGTTATCAAAACAGATCATCCGGGTGCTGGCGATTATCACTGCGGCGGGCCCGGTTTTGATCGCGCTGGGTACGGCGGTGAGCTTCATCGGGACGGCGGTCAGTGGGCTGGGGCTGCTGTTGGGGGTGCTGCTATCGCCGATTTTCCTCGTTGTTGGAGCGATTGGCGTACTAATCGCCAAGTTCGTAGATTTCGGCGCACTATTCCATCAACTGAACATTATCGCGGGAAACTTCCAGCTGAACGGCTTCCGTGAGGGACTTCGGCGGCTGTTCACGACATTTGAGGATGGGAGCAGCTACGTATCCGGCCTGCTGGAAGCGCTGGGCTTCTCGGAGGAAGTCGCGCAGCGGGTAGCGGACGCGATCAACCAGGGCATTGTGCCAGCGCTTGTCAATTTTGGCAGGCGGGTGAAGACAGCATTTGATCGCCTGGAAAAAGCTGCTGGCCCGGTGCTGGAGGAGATCGGGGAGTTCATCGCGAACAACCTAGGCGGCCTGGAAGCGTTCGTGGGGAATGTGATTAAGGTGGGAGCGACGCTGCTTTCGCTGACGAACCCCATCGGGCAGATTCGGCTGGTGCTGCAGGCGTTCAATATCGACATCATAGCCATATTTGAAGAGCTGCTAGCGGGCGTGGGGCGCTTCTTCGAGTCGCTGAACGAGGGGTCGAGTGGCGCGGACGCGCTGCGGGCAGCCTTTGGCGATACGGAGTTCATCAACGGATTTATCGAGGGCTTCGAGGCGGTGGTGGGGTTTGTGCAGAATGACCTGCTGCCGACGCTGGGCAGGATTTATGACTGGTTTGTGGAAGAAGCGTTACCTCGCGTTGTCGAGTTCGTCGAAGGCACTGTAATCCCGATTGTGCAGGGCTTCTTCGAAGGGCTGGGTAATGTATGGGCGGTGGTCGGGCCAGCGCTGGAGAATATTGCGCGATGGTTTATCGACGATGCGCTGCCAGCGATTGTCAGGCTGATACGTGACTCGATTATCCCGGCGATTCAGACGTTCGTGGGGACGTTGGTCAATATCTGGGAGACGGTGCGACCGCACCTGGAGAATTTAGCCAGGTGGTTTTTGGAAGAAGCGATCCCGGCGGTCTTAAATTTCATAACAACCACCGTGATTCCGGGTATTGAGACGCTGATTTACTGGCTGCAACAAATTTGGGAGGCGGTTGGGCCGGTGATTGAGGGGCTGGTGGATTGGTTCCTGAACACGGGGCTGCCCGTCATTCAAAACGCTATTGAGAACGTTATTGTACCTGTGATCGAATTCTTCATTGGAATACTACAGGATATTTGGGAAGCGGTCTCACCATTCCTGCAAAGTTTGCTGGATTGGTTTGAGAAAAATGGCTGGCCCATCATCGAAGGTATTTTGAACGCCGCTACGGGCATCATCCAAGGATTCATCGACATCCTGGCGGGGATCTGGGCGGCGGTGAGTCCGGCACTGAACTCGCTGAAGGATCTGTTCGTCGGCACGATTGGGTGGGTGATTGATAACGTACTGACACCTGCGCTGAATGCCATCAACGACATCCTGTATGGCCTGGGGCTGGTTCAGGCGCAGTCGGGAACGCTGATGCGTGATGACGAGGTCGCAGATAGGTTTGGCGATAGAGCGTCGGGTGTCGTGAGCAGGGCGGTGGGGACAAATTATCTACCGATGGATATGCTGGTTCAGGCGCACAAAGGTGAGGCGATAATCCCGGCGGCGCTGAATCCATATAATCCTGACGCGGCGCGCGCTTCTGATAATCAGTCTTCTGCGAGTGGTGGCGGCGGGCAGATGTTTGAGTTCGCGGCGGGGAGCGTGGTGATATACGCCAGTGGCTATGACGAAGGGCGCGCCGCTGCGGATGGGTTCTCTGAACGGCTAGAAGAAATCATGCGCGGGAGAGATGTGCAATGAAGCTGTGGGTCGATGTGTACAACGCAGCGGGAGTGCGACAGGGTGGTGGTCCGATTTTTAATATCCACCTAGCGAATATCAAGCGGTCGCTGGACAGGGTCGGATCGTTCAATTTGATGCTGCCGGGTACGGATGCGCGGGCGCAGGATTTGCTGGTCAATGAGGCGCGGCTTCGTATCTTCGTGGAAATGAACGGGGACATCCGGCAGATCGGGGGCGGCATCGTCCGCAAGCGACGCTTCGTCGAGAGCGCGGCGGACTGGCGATTCAACGTATCGGGGCCGGATGACCTGGATGAATTGAAGCGGGTGAGCACGTGGCTCGGCCTGGAATATGACGACGAGACGCTGACGGACATCAGCGCGGGGCTGATCGCGGAGGCTAGCGGCTGGTCGGATGATGTGGAGGCGGGTATCGCCAGCGAGACGCAGTATGTGCGCTTCGATGGTGCGAGCATCTTCAAGGCATATCTGAGCCTGGTGGAAAGCAAGGGGCTGCATCTGCGGGCAGGGGACAGCGCCCAGACGATTGAGATTGGGGCATTCGGGACGAGCGCGGGGATTACGTGCGTGCAGGTCACGGCGAATGAGTATGACATCGTCGATAACGATGACATCGCCATCATCGAAAAGTTTTCGCTCATCGAGGAGACGGAGCAGCTCGTCAACTTCATCGTGCCGCTGGGGTCTGGTAAGGGTGATGCTCAATTAGACCTATCGAAATGCACGCGCAGCACGGGCGGCGGCGATCCATACAATGTGCAGTCGATGAATGTGAATGGGCGGACGCTGTATTACATCGCCAACAGCGCGAGCATCAGCAGCTACGGTCAGATTGAGAAGGTGCTGAAGTTCAGCCAGATTCAGGTGTTGAGCAACAGTGAGGCGGATTTAGAGCTGGCGGCGAACGCGCTGTATGACGTGGCGGCGGTGCATCTGACGCGCAACAGCCAGCCGCAGACGACGTATTCGGTGACGCTGAAGCATGTGAAGACGAAGATCAAGCCGGGTGATAAGCTGCACATCATCTATAAGGGCGTGATCGAGGTGTGGGATTTGATCGACGGGCATTCGTTTTTGCCGCCGCAGAATATCAATGACGAGTTCTGGGTGATGGATGTCACGGAGAGCTATGGCCCGGATGGCCTGACGACGGTGTGTACGATCAGCGATATTGACCAGGTGCGGCGCGACGCGATGGAGATCGTTGTTGGCGCGGTGGAAGAGGTGCGGATCAACAACCTGGTCATTGACGCATCGACGAGCCATAACGCCTATGTGTATCAATTCGAGATCGACCCGTCAAACGCGGTACTGCTGCCCTTCTACATCACAGACCGGACGTTACGCATAAGACAGGTTCTCCTAAGAGTGACGACGCGGCCTTTCCGGGCGACGGCGCAGAACACGGATACGGAGGAGCTTCATCGCCACCTGGTGATGCGCTCGGAGGATGCGACGAGTCCGGGTACGCTGGCATCGCGCAAATTCTCGATTTTTGAATCGAGCACGGGGACGGTCTATCACTTTTATGCTGATGCCGATGTGGGCGCGTCTCCCAGGACATTTGACACGGGTGCTGCGACCCCGCACTCGCATTCGCTGGAGTATGGCATTTCGGACGACACGGTTTACCCGGAGGATTTGCAGATCAGCGTGCAGGGGACTGACCGGACGAGCGACCTGGGCGGGCCGTGGGGAACGACGGGGTCGCCGGTGGATGAGGTATTGGATATTACGCAATGGGTCGCGCCGAGCGATGTGGTTACGCCGGGCGACATTTTGGTTAATTTCACGTGCGATGGTGGGCAGGGGTTGGTGCAGGTGATCGTCGAAGTGTATGAGGATATTCAAAATCTGGCTTAACCCCACCTCACCCCTAGCCCCTCTCCATAGGGAGAGGGGAACCTGGATAACGCGGCGAGGCGGTTTATTGGAAATGGATTGTTACCGACGGGAAGCGTATCCGACGGTCACAATGAAGGATTAACTGATGGCGACGTTAAA